TTGAAGGTGAAACAGGTGTTACAGGTATTCTATTCTCTGCATCTAATTGTGCCTGTGTAACAGGTATTTCACCTGGTGCAAACACAGGACCTGTTTCTCCTATTCTAAGTCCTATACCTTGATCTACTAATTGTTGATTTCTAAAATCTGTGTTTACAGGTCTTAAATTAAATTCATCTAGCTCATCTTGTGTACGAGGTATCTCACCTGGTGCTACAACAGGATCACCTGGACCTATCTGTACACCGATACCTGCATCTATTAATCTTTGGTCTTCTGCTGTGTTTCTAGGTGTTACAAGAGTGTTTATGCCTCCTGGTACCGTCACTTGAGACCCGCTACCTGAGTCTGGTGTTTCAGTAGCAGGTGGTGTTGCTGCTTGTGTATCTACTAAAGGTAAACCATAAGCAAACAACTCATTTAAGTCTGATAGATAATCGAAGCTTGTAGGGTCATATGATATACCTGGAAAGTCTGCAATTGATGCAAGTAATCTTGGATTAGTATCTGTTTGTGTTCTTAAACCAGATACGTCTATGCTTTCATCTACTAGACTAGGGTCTGTTACTATTAATGATCTTAAAGTTTCGTTAGACATTATGCTAGTCCTCTTTGTCTAAGTCTCATAAGTTTTTCTTCATCATCAAATATAGCATTTTCTAAAGGCGTTAAACCATTATCCATGACTCCAGCCACTGGTGCTTGAGCTAGTAGGTTGGGATTTACAACTTGTGTTTGTAGTGGTGGCACTCTTCTAATAGGTAGTTGTGACGTGTCACCTTCAATACTTTGTGCCTCCTCTGTGTCTTCACTAGTTTCATCATTCATGTTTAAAAATTCTTGTGAGGATTCAATAGTATCTTGTAGACCTTTTTTTATTTGATCTAATGACATGAGTTCTATGTTTTCTCTCATTAATTTAAGATCATTCTCCTCTTGTTTAGTTTTACTATCACTAATCATAGCGTCCATTAATTTTAAAGATGCTATTTTCATTTGATTCGCTGGTGTGTTAGGGTCTAAAAGAGTCATTACGTCATCTAATTGTTTTGGATTTGTTAAAAATCTAGATGTCTTTCTAGCCATAAAAATAAGGGCTGATCCTATTACAGGATTTGTGGTTACAGCGGCGGTTCCTATAACACCTCCTATTAAAGATCTTGTCCCTCCTAAAACAGCTCTTCTTGCAACAAACGAGCTAACATCTGGAACTTTTAATCCCGCATGATTTTTAGCGAGATCAAAAAAACTATCTAATTTTTTTATATTTAATTTTGAACCTTGCAACATAACCTCTAACAATTCTCTACCTTTATCGGTTGTTAAACCTAAATTTTGTTCAAATTTATAAGGGTCAAACACTAGACCCACTCTATCTTCACCGCCAGCTTTTATTAAAGAATTGTCATATGCTTTTTGTAATTTTGACCTAACAAATTTTTTAAATTGTTGCTCTCCAACTAATGATCTTAAGTTTTTAAAGACCTCTGGACTAGCTCCTCTTTTTAATAAGGCATCTCCTAATTGATCTGCAGTGATAGAGCCCTCTTTTACATATCCTTGACCAAAAATATTTTTATCTATTTTTTTAAAATCGGATGCTACAGGTTTAGTAAAAGCCGCTTTCCCCTCTGTTCTTCCTTCTTTAACTCTTTTTGCAAATTCTTTTGTTGTTTCCCCAGGTAATTGAGTTAATTTTTTTCTTATTGAATTAGACAGTATTGAGTTTTGAACACCGTTTGCATAAACTTCATCGGCAAATTTTAGTTTATTGGCGATATCAGATAAAAGTTTATCATCTATTAATCTTTGTTTTGATTTACTTAAAGGGTAAACATTTTTAAGTAAATTATCTCTGTATGATTTTTTAGTTAATAGTCTTAAATCTTTTTCTAGGGCACCCTTCATGCCAGTTAAAACTGAAAGACTAATAGGTTCTTTATCTTGTGATTTTATGGCCATTTTCATGTAATATTTAATTTGTTCATTTAAAGCTTTGTATTGAGTAGCATCTATGTAAGGCTTAACTTTTATAGCTTGTTTAGCATACTTATATAAAGCATCTTTTCTAGGATCTTTTAATTTTCCACCTGAAGTTAATTTAACTGTTCCTTCATCAATATTTTTTATATATGTTTTTAATTGATTTCTAAAATTTTGTGTTGATATTATTGGAGTTTTGCCTACCTTACTAACTGATTTATAAAAATCATCATAAAAAAATTTACTAACTATTCTAAAATCTCCGTAAGTTGCCCTAGCAGCTTTTTCCATATTAATACCTAATTTGGTTAATATAACATTAGGTCCAAAAACATTTAGAGTATCGTTTGCAGCCTTATTGAGAAAATCAGCTTTTTTAATTGCAGCTTGTTTTACAGGATTTCCAATGTAAGGAAATACACCAATTACTCGACCATACGATTTAGATATTATATTACCTGAGTCACTTAAACTTAACGGAAAACCCAATTCTTTTGCAGACCTGTATAGTCTCTCATCAGATTTTCCAAAAGCAAATTTTTTAAAACCTGTATATAAACCGGGTATTTTAGCAAAAACACTTTGTAGTAAAGCCTCTCTTTGTAAATCGTCTTTAGATCTACCTAACTGAGTTATAAAATCTGTAGGCTCATCTATAATATAGCTTTGTAATATGTCATAGAGTTGGCCCATACCCACTGCGCCTATTGTTCCACCAGCAACTACACCTGGAGGCCCTAAAGTAGCTCCAGGAACTGCTCCAAATATTCCGCCTGCTGCTTCAAAAGTAGCTCTATCAAGACCAAATTTATCTAAACCTTCTTTTTCATCGCCTTTCTCTAAATTAGAATTAATCATGTCAGAAGTTATAAACTCATTTTCAAAAACTTCTATAGAGTCCCCTAAATCAGATGATACCTCACTGGTATCTACTTCTTCTGTATCTGTTTCTTTTGTTTCACTTAAACTCTGTAGCGCTTTTTTTAATGCCTCTTGCTCCTCTGCGTTTGGAACATCCCCTTGAATCTCAACTTCTCCTAATCCTTCTACAGTTATTATACCCATAATTTATTGCTCCAACCTGTAAATTCCATCGGTGCCTTTTATAAAATCTCCTACCTTTTCTTCTGGTTGAGATTGACCTATTAAAATTTTTTGATTTTTTATATACTCAGAAAACTGTCTTTTAATTTCTGCTAATCTGTCTTGTACTTCTCTTGCTCCGGTAAATCCAGTAATTTTCATATCTTCTCTAGCTATACGTATCATTTCATTTGTTATTGTTTTAGCATCAGGAAATAGCACTCTAGCATAAGCAGGCGCTAAAGCATCCTCTAAAGCCTCTAATGTTGCAATATCTGTATCTATAACTTTATCTTTAAGTTTAAATGTCTCTAAGACCTTTTTAATTTTATCTCCCTGACCAAAATTTTCAGCAGCCGAAACTGCTTTGTTTCCAAACCTTAATACTTGTCCAGATAAACCAGCTATTTGAGGGTTTTCACTCAACATAGCATCTATTTTATCTATATTTTCACTTATCTCCGACACAAAACTAACATTTAAAATAGCCTTATTAATTGCAGCCTCACTAGTTAATTGACCTGACTTTTGCTTTTCCTCTTTTTTATCACCAATAATATTTTGTATGGTTGTCCCACTGCCGCCTATTTCAAATACTTTATTAAAGTCTTTTGACAAAGGATCTTTATTTTGTTGATAAGCCTTACCTTCTTGATAGGCACCTTTTAACAAATCTTTAGCCTCGGCTTCAGTTAATATTTTAAAACCCTCTCTAGGTCGCACTTTTTCTAAAAGTAATGCAGATAACGCAGCTTTATATGCTGCAGTGCCTTTTCCATATAATTCTTCTAACGCTATCATCTCATTTGTTCTTGTGTCTTTAACTGGTTTCAACGCCTGTCCTAAGACTGTAGACACAGCCGCCGATTTTCTTTTATCTCTAATCGCTCTTAACTTATCATCGTCACTTACAAATTTTTTATACCCTAAACCTAAAGCATCTATTGGATCTGCTCCTGAAGCTAAAGCAAAACCAACCTCACCCAAAGGCAGCCTTGTTGTAGGTAGCGGTGCAAATCTGTCTTGTAATTCTGTAAGCATTTTCACATTTGATCTTATTTCATCTTCTGTCATGCTACCAAATCTATCTGTCCCTGTGCTGTACTGCTCTCTATCCACAACATTAGACATAATACCATCATTAGACTGTCCGCCTCTTTTAAACATCGGTCTTTTTAATATTCTTGACATTATCTTTTAGCTCCAAATATTCTGCCATATATATCAGCACCCGCTAAACCTAAACCTAACGCTGTCATTAACGGACTTGCACCTGATGCTGCTTCAGCTTGAGTTGGAGCTATTTGAACTGTTCCCGCTCCTGGTGTTAGTCCTGTTATACCTTGACCAAATCTAGCTAACCTGTCTCTTGGATCTTGTACTGCCATGGCTGCTGCTTGTCTGCAAGGTCTTGTTGTCGTCTTTGCGCCGCACTTTCAAAACCTCTTTGTTGTAGGTCTGCAACTAATCTTGCTCTGTTCATGTCACTTGCCGCATCAAACTCGGCTCTTTGCACACCTTCACGGCCACCACCAAAAGCACCAGCCACGCCCAATGTTCTAGCTGCTAATTGATTTTGTTGTGCTTGTCTTTGTTTGTCAAACTCTGCAAGAGTCGTATCTATAACTTGTTGCTGAAAAGGTGATGTATATTCTGCTATGGTTCCTGTTCCAGTTCCCGCCCCTGCTCCTGTTAAAGCAGTCGCTGCATCTGCAGCTGTTCCTGCTTTTGCTAAAAACGGTTGAAAAGAACCAAGACCTGTTGTTGGATCTACTGCCTGTGTTCTAGCTGCAGTTTGCAAGGCATCTTGTGCTGCTACTTGCGGTGCAAGTTCTGCCATGCCCGCTTTTGTAATTTGAAACTGTTGTGCTTGTGCTTGTCTGTTTGCGAACTGTTCTGCTGTTTCACCTGGTTGTTGTTGAACAGCTGTTGTAATACTTGGTATACCAGATTGTCTAGATAAATCTGTTAAAAATGTTTTTTGTGCTGCTTCTATAAACTCTGGTGGTAATACTCTTGATTCTGTGACACCGCCTTCTTGATAGCCTGCTCTGCCGCCTGATGCTCTATTTTCACCAAACTGTTTCATAACAGCTGCCCTAATTTTTATAGGATCTGTTAAACCCATTTCTCTTAATTTCATTATAAAGTCTTTAATGGCTTCTTCTTTTCCAGCTTCATATTCTTCTGAATACATTTCCCCTCTAGCTAAACTAGGAAATTCTTTTTCTAATTCAGCATCGGTCATAAACTTCTTAGGTGTCCCCTCAGCGTAACCTGCTCTGCCACCTTGATTAAATCTATATGGTTGATCCTTAGCGTCTCTCTCAATACCTTTAAATTTCATAGGTGGTATTCCAAAATTTTTAATAAAATCTTTTAACAATATCATCATTGTTCCACCACCAGGTGTTCTAATTACAAGTGATTCTTCATCCCCTTGAAAACCCTCTCCTAATATTTCAGGCTGTATTCCTTCTTCTTTATACTGTTGAATCATAAATTTTTGAGCATCAAATTTAAAAGGTTCTTCGGATTCGTCACCCATAACCTTACCTAAACCCTTACCTAAACCCTTACCTACTCCTCCAAGTAAAGATCCTACTCCAGACTTAGATTTTATGTCACCCAATTCAATAATTTTGCCATCTTTGCCAATAACAACAATTTGTAAACCACCACTATCAAAAGAAGGCACATCTCGTTCCGCTTGTTCTCCTCTTCTTCCTAATAATTTACCCGCAGCTTTTCCAATGCCACCTAATATACCCGTTAAACCTGTTTGATTTTCTTCTGCCATTATACTACTCTTTTCTCTAATTTTTTCATGGTATCATACATTCTTTGTGCTCCTTTTTCAATGCTGCCGTTGCCTGCTCCTCGAACCGCGTCTGCTGTAAATACAAACTCGTTCTTAGATAACATGGCAGGCACGTCATCTGCTTTTTCTTTTATACCTACTGGTACAAATCCACCTTTATCTCTGTAATCTCGTTCCATAACTCCAGCTTTATTAGTTGTCATAACACCTGTTGGCATGCCGCCTTTTGCTACGTTAACTCTAGCAATAAAAGCATCTTTTTGTTCGTCAGTCATAGCAGAATAATCTCTATCAAACTTAAAGTAATTATCAAAATAAGATCTCATTTTTCTACCTACATTTTCTTTTCTTCTAGCCATGTACTCTTCTGTAGTTTCACCCTCTTCTTGTGGTGGTTCTTCTTTTAAAAATGCTTCATAAACATAAGTTATTGCACCAGTTGCGCCGCCAACTAATATCTGACTTTTTGCAAATTCAGGTAGTTTATTTATGATAGGTATTTTATCTATAGTCGCTTTTGTTGTTTTAGTTACAAACTCTGGTCCACCTGCAACTGTTTTAGCGGTGGTTCCTTTTGTAGGTTTTGCAACTTCTAAACCTGCCTCATCATAGGTAGATCCTAATTTTTCTTGTGGATTAAAAAAATCTTTTATAGCAGTTGTTCTATCTGCACTTAATGGTGAAGTAAATCTATCTCCAGGTGTTCCTAAAAAACTTTTTTGAGTCCCTGCTCCACCTATTTGTCTAAATAACTGTCCTGCTGCAAAAGTCCCAATTCCTTGTTTAAATGCATCGCTGATACTGCCTCTTTGATCAAACCTACCTATACCTCTCATAAGCCCTGCAATACCAGGATTAAAAGGTGCAACAAACGGTGCAGCTTTAACTGCAATATCTGCTAACTCATTAGGTACAAGTTTTCTAAATCTCTCTTTTAATTTACTACCAAGACCATATTTTTTTCTAGGGGTAACACTGGCTATCCCACCTTTATCACGTAATTGTCTTGGCATTTTTGCTCTATTGATCATATATGTTAAATGTTGTTATTTTTAAAAGGCAGGGATTACACCTGAATTTACATTATTACTCGCTTTTTACGAGTAAATCAAGGTTATGTTACTACCGTCCTAGGTGTTACTTGCATAGCCGATAGAATTACATGGAGCCTATTTGCATTACCCGCTGTAACTTTTACTATCTCTCCTGTTTCAACGACTAATGGATGGGTTAATATTTCTGTTGGTGTGTTAGCAGATATAGCTTTTTGATGCGCAACACTAAATAAAGTTAAGTCGCCTGCATCTATCTGTATAGTTATGGTAGATCCACTACCACTATCATCGCTAACCAATATTGATTTTACTATGGCAGTTGTTGCCGAAGGCACTGTATATAAAGTTGTGCTGTCTGTAGATGTTAAATCTACTTTTTTATTTACAAAAACATTAGCCATGTTTATCCTAAAAAGAAAACAATTGCGTCATTGTCCTCTGTCTTCTCCTCTTGAAAAGTAGTGTTTAATTTTTCTATTAAACCATTCAAATCTCTAACTAAAGATAAAAATGAAACTTGATCATATTCTCTTGGTGGTTGTGTTAACGATTGCACTATCTTTGCCATTATGCTTTTTTAACTCCTTTAATTTTTTTCTTATTTAGTGATGCATAAAATACTTGTTCACCACGTTTTTTACCATATTGTTTTTTCATAGACTTCATTATTTTTTTACCTTTTTTATTTAATGGCATTATCTTCTACCATCCGGTTGATAATCTATTCTAAATGTTCCTAGTTTCCAAAACTGACTAGTGCTAGTATTTTCTACTTTTAAAGATATCTCTCTGGCTCTAGCACGTGTGTCTATTTTAGTTGAACTACTATTAATAGTAAATGGACCCAAAGAAGAACTAGCTTTTGACTGATTAGGAAAATCTTTTAAGTTAAGTGTAACTCTTGCGTCACCTGTTTGTGAAAGAAAGTCTGGTATTACTCTTCTTATTTTCATCATAAACTCACCGTCACCAGCTAAACCTTGTTGACCAATATCAAAACTTCCAGATTCTATATTTGATGTAATAGCCGTCGTTTGTCCTCCTTTAACTTGATTTAAACCAGTTTCATGTTCGTAATATGTTGATGCACCATCTGTATTACCGTGAACGTAATTAACATCTGTATCTGCTGTTTCTGCACTTGAGTCATATTCTGTTGCATGTGGTTTACCAAATATAGCGGAATCTTCCCATGCTGTTCTTGCTAGTGTCCCTGTAGTCCACACTGGTCGCTCGGGACTTGAATCTAGATAATTGTATGCAACCATTCTGTTAACAACACCAGAACCTGAGTTTGGATAAAACCACATTACTTCACCAAACAAGTTATTTAATCCTGCATTGATGTGTTGTTTAGGTGTAGTGTTAATATCATCAAAAACATGATCTTCAACTAAACATGGTAATGACTCTAGTCTACCAGCATATCTGAAAAAACCATTTTCTGACATCCAGTATGCAGTACCATCAACCTCAATGGCTGCATTTTGTCCAATCAATCCACAGTTTGTACCAACCTGTTGAAAAGAGAAAGTAAATGGTGGACCAACAAATCTCATAGTGAACAATGCAGTATCAGTCCAAATATAAATTGCATCACGACCTCTGATTGCTCCAACAAGTTTAGATCCATCTGCTAGTCTTTGTGTGCCCGCAGTGTTGGTTGCGCTTGGTGTATATGTATTAATATCCTCTTGAGAAGAGAATCTTATAAACATAGGGTCTTGTGTTGATTTAGTTCCAATGGTTGTTTCTGTTCCAAAGAATATTAAGTGACGGTCTGGAGTAGATACCAAACTAAATGCAGAAGCTGTTGGTGCACCAGATATAATAGTTGCTCTAGTATTGTTTGCTCCTGTAGGATTTGAATCCCACTCAAAACTTTCACCACCATTAATGGTTGCAATTAGTTTGTTACCTAAATTGTCTAAGGACCAAAGTCCGGGCGCTGTTACAATATCTCCTGATGCTGCAGCATTCCATGCAAAAAAGTTTGATGCGTCTGTTACTGTTGCTCCAGATGAATGTGTTGCTGCTGTTGTACCCGATGCTCCTCTAGTCAAACCAGATAAAACTCCACTATTGTCATTACCAGTGTAGGTAATTAATTCGTTATCTATCAATACTGTACCCGATGATGGGAATGAAGATGAGCTGGCCATTGTTAGACTTGTTACACTAGCATTTATACTTGATGATAATGTTGATGTAAACTGCCCTGCTTGTTGTCCACCCCATGATCCAAGACTCCAACCTGTTGATGCAACCTCAACAGCAGGTCCAACAGAATAATAGTGTTTAACTCTTATACCACCAGATGTGGACGCACCTGATCCCGACTCGTTAGAGTCCATCTCTATCGTAAGTGTAGTATCTGTTGGTATTGATGTCACCATGAATTTGTTGTCATCAAAATCAGTAGATGTAAAACCAGAGTTGGTTATAGCAGTAAAATTATCTAATAATATGATATCAAATTTATTTATATTATGTGCTGACGAAAAAGTTAAAGTTACAGTCTTTGAACCATTAGTCGTACTAAATGCACTTGTTAAAGTCGTTGTAGATTTAATAGGATGTATGTCATAAAAAATACCACCAGAGTATGCATATAAAATTCTGTTAGTTCCTAAAATAGCATACTTAATACCTGATGTATTCACAAAATGGTGTATGGCTGTGGCTCTGCCCGTTATAGCTACAGACCCTAGTTGTGACCAACCACCTATCTTTTCAGGTGTCCCATATCTAAATCTAACATTATCACCATCAACCCATTGGCTTTCACCACCTGTTGATGTAACTTGTTTATTAAATCCTGGTGCAAATTTTACTTTTTGTAACATACAAAATCCTTAATAATTAGGCGAGAGATGGTGTGGTGGAGATCTCCCGCCAAATTATTATATACAATATTATTTAGGTAATTTAAAGCCTTTATACCATGAGGGCAACCCTAAAAATGGTCTTTTATCGTATTCGTTTTCTTTAGCTGTTTTTGATTTTGCTTTGTTATAATGTAAAAATACTTGTCCACAATCTTCACCAGTAAACTCTTCCCGCCAATGTTCAAGATCACATCCTGAATATATTAACATGTCACCTGGTTTAAGATCTACTTTAATTCCTGCTTGACCCTTGTTGCCTGTTGGATCTAAATAAATAGGCCATGCATCACCACCAAGATTTAGTGTAGTAGATATTTCACAAGAATATCTATCTTTGTGTCTAGCTAATACATCTCCTTTTTTATATATTCTAGCATAAGAGTATGTCTCTGATAATTTTAATCCTGTATGTTTTTCCATAACAGGTTTTACTTTTTGTAACAAAGTTTCCATAACTATATCTCCGTAGTGAGAATAAGTATTAGGCACTTGCTCATCGTTCCATACACCAAAGTATTCTGTAAACGGTGATATGTATCTTTGATCAAATAAAAATCTAGCAACTTTTCTTTTATTTAAAAAATATGCAAAACAAAAATCTGCCATTTCTCTTGATATAGCATTTTTCAAAACACTGTATTTATTTTTTTGGAACGCCGATTTTTTTAATGACATTTTTTCCTTTCAGTTGCATTTTAGATTTTATAAAATTATCTATAAAATTTGGTTTATTTTTTAAAGGACTAGATTCCAATAAAGTTTTAATAACTGCTTTTTTCATATCTTTATTTTGCATAGCTTAACACACTATTAGGTATTGCCTGACAATTCCAATGTATAAACCTAAAAGGTTCATAACCCATGTCTACTATATATTGATGAGGCATGTAAGATGGAAAAAATATTAATCTGCCTGGTTTAACTTTATAATTAATTTGTGAGGATGCATAGGTTACTTTTGTTTTATCTTTCTCAGGTAAAAGATTCATGATATTACCTGGTCTTGGATCTTCAAACAATGGCATAGACGTAGCCTCTGATGCTTTTAAAAAATAAAAACCAGATATGTGTCCATTCCAGTGTGTATGTAAAGTGTGGTGCCCTCCTCCTTGTTTAGCAAACTCTTGCACCCACATTTCTGTAATAAATATTGTAAAATTTGTTAAATCAAATCCCATTTCAATTAATAAATTATTTGCAGTTGCACCTATATAATCTTGTAATTCTTTAAATTTAGGATCACCTACTAAAGATGTTGAGTGAAATACATGGCCCATGTCGCCTTTATCACCAAATTTTTTATTACGTTTATCTATTGATTTTTTTAAATTTTTTTGTGATTCTTTTATATATTTATCAGATGCTTTGTTTAATTGTTTTACAAACTTAGGTTCATCTGCCCACCATATAGGTGATGCAAAATATTGCTCTAAATTTAATTGTTTTGGAAAACTCATTTATAAGGCCATCCTAAATTCCATATTACTAAACTATGCCTTGTGCCTTTTTTGACTGGACATACTCTGTGCCAAACAAAACCAGGAAAGACAACTAAAGACCCTTTGGGTAATATCTCGGTGCACTTTTTAATATTAGGTTTTTTGTCTGGGTCCATGTTTCTAAAATCAAATTCTAATTCACCGCCACTATATTCTTTTGGATCTGATAACGTAACTGTTACAGATAGTTTTCGTATCTTACCATTTGATGGGTCATTACCCTCACGCATATACGGTTTATCCCAACCATCACAATGCCAATCATAAAATTGACCTTTGGTATATTTTGTAAACTGACAAGATTCTGAATAGTCCCATTGAAAATTCCAACCCGCATTTGCATTTGCTTGGTTAACATATGGTTGTATTTCTCTATATATCCATCTGTCACTCATCCAAACAATGTCAGAGTTTCTTTTCTTTTTTAAATCTTTAATATTTTTTTCAGTTAAGTTTTTACCACTTCTACTAAACCCACCAGTTACCGCCATTTGATCTTGTAATTGTTTTCCATAACGAACAATATCATTACAGATACGTTCTGGAATCGCTGATTTAAAATACCAATAATAATTTGTAAGATTCATATTCTTTCTTCTACCACCATAAAAATAATATATCTATTTTTATGAAATAGTCAACGTAGCATTAGCTGTAAATTTAGCTATCTTATCACCGCCTGGATGAGTTGATAATGTTGTTGCACAACAAGGAGTGCCTGCAAACGTAGTAGCACTAGGTGCTCTAACTACCACAATACCTGAACCACCTGGACCACCGTCAGCGCCTGGTGTAACATAAGACTTACCCCCACCACCTCCACCAGTATTTGCTGTACCAGCTGAACCATTTAATCTAGGTGAGTGTTGACCACCATTACCACCACCTCCAGCTCCTCCTGTACCACGAGTTCCTGGTATATAAGCTGCACCTCCACCACCTCCAGCGTAAGTAGTATCTGGCCCTAAAATTGTATTAGGTGCTCCAGCCCCACCATTACCAGCGGCTGATGATGAAGCGTTTCCTCCAGCGGCAGTCGCACCTCCACCTCCACCACCTCTCCAAGAACCACAACTTACTTGATGGCCAGCACCACCATCATTACCTTGTGGAGGATCTGTCGGAGGTGTATTACCATCTCCAGGCGTACCACCAGTGGGTGTATAAGCACCTCCACCACCAGAACCACCATCTCCAGCAGCACCAAAACCAGCACCACCTCCACCACCTGCAGAAGTTATTGTTGAAAAAACTGAAGAGGAACCGTTACCTCCAATTGTTATTGAATAACTTCCGTTTTCTAATTGTAATGCACTCCCTCTAAGTGGACTTGGACCATATCCTGAAGCTCTATAACCACCAGCACCTCCTCCACCACCAGCAGGACTACCTGGACCACCGCCGCCAACTACTAAATAATCTATATTATGTATTTTCTTAGGCCATGCTCCTTGAGATGTAGCATTAAATTGAGTTTTTAAATTCCATACACCACTTGCTTTACTTAATTCTTTTACCGCCACCACTCCTGATGCACCTGCAGATCCTACAGCGCTACAGTTTCCAGCGCCTCCACCGCTACCTGTATTTGCAGTTGCTGGCGTTGCATTTGTAGGCCCACTGTTGGCACCATTTCCACCACCTGCTGCACCTGATCCAGAATAACCTCCACCGCCTCCACCAGCTATCGTACCAGAGTTTGCTAAACCCGGATAACAACCTGATAAATCTGTTCCTGCTCCACCATCTCCTCCTGCACTTTGATAAAAAGGACCTGGTGAACTAGCGTTTCCTTTTCCATCTCCACCTGCTGCTCCAGAGCCACCACCTGCACCACCACCTGTTCCAACACCTGGTCGTGAGTATCCATAACCACCAGGGTTACCTTGAGGTGGACTAACAGGGGGTGTATTACCAGTCCCCCCACACAATTTATTATCAAAACCTGCTGGGCCTGAACCACCAGCTCCACCGCCGCCTGAACCCCCTGGTCTGCCATGTTTTTCTGGATCAGAGGGTACAGATTGTGCACCTCCTCCTCCACCACCCGCAGAGGTATAAGTTGTTCCAGAAACAGTTAAAGATGAAACACCACCGTCACTACCTTGATTAGCTGTGCAACCGCCTGTAACAGTAGCACCACCCCCACCAACAACCGCTGTATAAGGTGTACTTCCACAAACAATTAATTCTATATTTCTTAAACCACCAGCTCCACCTCCAGAATAACCTCCTCCACCTCCACCGCCGCCAGCGACTATTGCAGTTTTAATTACTCTAGTTCCCGCTTGAGTGGTTATTGCACCGTTTGAAGTTTTAATTGTAACAGTGCATTTTCCAAATGAAGATTTATTTGATTTTCCAATTATTCCGCCGTTTTGCCTAGGCATTTAGGTCTCCTATCCGGATACCCAAGCTGATCCATTCCAATCGTAAACTGTTGGTGTTTCCGCTGTATCGTTAGATTTAGTTGCTTCCCAACCTTTATTATTATCAGCTTGATATTTAGTTTCATTCCATCTAATTGCATAAACAAAACCAGATCCATCAGTTACTGATGGATAAGTTATTGGTGCTTGCCAATCGTCGTTTGAATCTAAAGACCATGAAGCATAAGGTTGTGGTGCAATAAATTTATTTTTAGACGCATCATATCTATATCCAATACCTGCATATTGTTTTCTAAAATTACCGTTGTATGATGTTTGTTTAAATTCTGTATCTGGTTTATTGAAAAAATTTTTACACCATGTTTCACCATCAACATGCATGTCATTTTCTCCTAAAGGTCCAGCTGCTGTTTCTACATCATTAGCCACAACAGTAACTTGTGTTACTATTAAATGTGTGTCTGATGTAAAACCTGTTGGATCTGTTTTTGACTCTAGTTCTGCAAAATGTGCCATGTTTATTTTCTCCTTAAAAGTTTTTTATAATTTAAATTTAACCTATAGTCAACGTAGCATCAGCCGTAAACTTAGCTATTTTATCTCCATTTGGAGCAGTTGATAATGTTGTTGCTCCACAAGGGCTTCCTGCTAAAGTATAGGATGCAGGTACTCTAACCACTACAACTCCTGATCCACCAGCACCGCCAGTACCACTACAATTTACTTTTGCACCACCTCCACCACCACCGGTGTTTGCTGTCCCTGCTTCTCCATTAACTCCATTTGGCCCATGTATAGGGGTTGGTCCAGGTGCTCCTGCACCTCCTCCACCAGGCCCTGGTGCTCCACCAGCTTCATCTATAGGCACAGATCCACCTCCTGGACTTCCATTTCCACCACCTCCTCCAGCGTAAGTTACATCTGAACCAGTTATCGTATTAGGTGCTCCAGCTCCACCGTCACCACCCCTATTATCAGTGGCATCTCCTCCAGCTGCTGTTGCTCCACCACCAGCACCTGCTGATCCTGCGGGTGCTCCAGATCCACCTGGATTACCTTGAGGTGGATCTGTAGGAGGTGTATTACCTGCTCCTCTTTTTGGTGCTCCACCTATTTCTCCAGCTCCACCACCAGATCCACCATCTTCACCACATTGATTATATCCACCAGCACCGCCACCACCACCAGCTGATGTTATTGTTGAAAAACTTGAATTATTGCCTGGAATTTCTGTTCCTGGATTAGAGTTTGTTGCTCCACCAGCTCCTATGACAATTGAATAACTACCCACTGCTAAACTTAATGCTGATCCTCTTAATGGACTTGGGCCAAAACCTGATGCACGATAACCTCCTGCACCACCTCCAGCACCACAGTGCTGTCCACCAGAACCACCACCAGCAACTACTAAATAATTTACTGATGCATTTGCTCTAGTTATCCAAGTGTTATTACTGACGTTGTCAAAATGATCATGAATATTCCATGCACCTGATGCACATTTTGGAGTTGATTCTGAAATTACTACTATACCTGAACCACCGTTTGCTCCTGCTTTAAGTGGACTTGGTTGATTACCTGCAGAGCCTCCACCGCCACCGCCGCCTGTGTTAGCACTTCCTGCAACTGCAGCTGATCCAGTTCCACCTTGTGAACCATTACCTCCACCACCTGCACCTGTACCTGCAGTTCCTGTAGGATCCGAGTTAGGGTGAGTATCATTGTCTGCTCTGCTTACACCTCCACCTCCGCCACCTGCATAGGTCACACAACTTCCTGTAATATCATTTGTGGTACCACTACCACCATTTCCACCACCTCCTCCAGGTGAGGGGCCATTTCCTCCAGTACCGCCAGACCCGCCACCTCCTCCAGCAGGATAATTAGCATTACATACACCAATACCTCCAGGATTACCTTGAGATGGACTAGTGGGTGGCGTATTACCACAACCTTTTGTTGGGCTACCTCCATAATCTCCACCGCCACCTGATCCTCCATCACCAGCTTTAGAAACACCTGGAGCACTGCCACCAAATCCGTGTCCACCACCTGTTGATGTCATCACACATGCTATTACTGAATTACCACCACTTGTTCCAGGTCCATTAGGATCACCTGTTCCACCAGCTCCAACTGTAACAGCTAAAGATGCATTAGGCATAGCAACACAAGTGCCAGTTCTATAACCACCAGCACCACCTCCACCACCAGCTGCTCTAGCACTATCTCCACCTGATCCAGAACCACCGCCAGCAACCACCATTACTTCAGGTATTGTCGATGTGCAGTTTTTCTTTTGAAAAGTTCCGTTCGCTGTAAATGTGTGTACTTTAGTAGACGGTGTGCATATTACTCTTACTGGTCCAATTATACCGCCATTTCTGCCCGCCATAATTTAAACCTCCTACGCGTCGTCTAATTCTTCATAAGATACGAAATAACTTAAATCATTTGCAGCCGAAGCTGTAAAATATAGTAAGTCTGTTTCATCTAAATAGATTGGGTTTTCTAAAAAACTTAATGTTGCATCTGCGGGCACAGATATTGTGTTTGCTAGTTTTACATAGTTAGATCCATTATCTACACTAACTTCAATTGTAATATCAGCAGCGTTTGTGCCATCAATGTTTGCAACTAAAATTGTATTTATTTTTGCAACTTTATCTGCTGGAACATCAATTGCTTCCGTTCTTGATGTGCCAGTTAAATTAGCAGTTGCGTTTTTAGCATTAATTGTTGCTACGTTTACTATATTTGGTGTTGCCATATTATTCTCCTTTTATCCGAATACAATCGCCATTGCAATAGCTTTTCCTACTGATGCAGCACTAGAGTTTGCATCAATATATGTTACTAATCTTGAGGCAGCTACTTTTCTATTTGTACCACCTGCTCCATTATCTACTATAAATAAGTCAGCATCTACAATAGCTTCTCCTATGTCTGTGCCACCATCAATATCTAGGTTAGCTATAGAAAATCCACCAGCTGCAGCACCAACTAAAGTTTTAAAATCAGATGCAGGGACAGTTTTCATGGTCCCACCATCATTAACCACAACACCATCAGAGTCAGCTATAGTAATAGAACTACCAACTGAAGTGTCACCGTCTAATAAATTTAATTCTGACGCTGTAGATGTAACACCATCTAATATGTTAAGCTCTGATGCAGTAGATGTAACACCATCTAATATATTAAGCTCTGCTGCAGTAGATGTAATTGCTGTGCCATTTATAGCTAATTTATCTGTCACAACATTAAATGTGCCATTGTCTTCAATTCTAGCTACTTCTGTGCCATCTCTTTGTTGAAATATTAAATCTTTAGCATCAACAACTGGTCTAATAACTACATCACTTGATGAGTTAGATATTCTTAAAATTTCAGTGCCACCGTCTAAAAAGTTAAAATCACCACCATCTGCATCAAATTTAAGATCACCCGGTGCATCTAAAGTAACATCAGTTGCTCCATTTAATACAAAATCAAGAACAGTTGTGCCTGCTGCTTTCATAGTGATATTATCACCATCTGCATCAAGAATAATATCTGTTGTTGCATCAAGTGTGATAGTAGAACCTGAATCTATTTCTTCAATTACAGGTGTTGTTAAAGTTTTATTTGTTAAAGTTTGTGTTGCAACAAGAGATACTAAAGTTGAATTAGAGCCATCAGGTAATAACATTTCATTTGTAACACCTGCTGAGTGTGGTTGTGCTTTTAATATCTGGCCATGTGAATTATTTTCACAATTAAATTGTATGGCACCTGAATTTGAATTACCAACAATAGTTACATGTCCCGTTCCTTTTGCTAATAAATTTAAATCAATATTAGAGTCTCCACCAGTCGCTGATAATTGTGGTGGATTGCCTGTTGCAGCGTTTGTTACATCAAATTGATTGACTGCTGAACTTGTTGTTTGAAATATAATTTGTTCATTACCGTTTTCATCTGCAATAAAGTGTGCATCATCAATTAAAATATTTGCAGAGTTGGTATCTAAGTCACCACCTAATTGTGGTGATGTATCTTCTACTACATTTGATATTGCACCTGATGAAGCAAGTCCTGATACAACTGCTGATCTTGCAACTTTTTTAAGACCACCACCTGAAGTATCAACTGCTAAAAATACATCGTCATTAGCTATTGTAGAAATTTCAGATAGATCACCTACTGCGATAGAATTAAAGTTTGTACCATCTGCAATTAATAGATTACCTGCAGTATTTGTACCCATAGTAATATCATCACCAGATACTGTAAGATCTCCAGTCACAACTACATTACCACTAAATGTAGCTTTACCTGTATCTGACATGTCAAAAGTTAAAGCGGTAATAGTTGAACCACCATCATTACCTTTAATTGAAAAATCTGCATCTGAAACTTTTGTTTCTAATATAACATTACTTGATGAATTATGAATACGAGCCATTTCAGTGCCATCATCTTCATAGATAATACCACTGCCTGCAGTGCCAGCATCAAGAGTAATACCACCAGCAGACTCTATATTAATAGAATCAACTGCCGTTCCATCAGATACAATATCTAAATCACCATCAGCGTTAGATCCTATTGTTAAACCTGTGTCTCTAAAAGTTAGTTTATTTGCACCATTTAAAGTTAAACCTGTACCATCGGTGTGAGTTAAAGTTGTATCTGAATCTGCACCAAAACTTAATACAGAACTATCACTTAATAATTTAAGGTCATCACCTATAACAGCATCTTTTGCTACAGATAATCCTCCATCAGTTTGTAATGATCCATCTGTCGTAGAAGTTGCTTCAGTAGTATCATCTGTTTTTACGATTCCACTAGCTGTTATGGTAGTGGCTGTTAACGCTTGTGCAGCAATAGTGCTACCTGATAATGCCGTAAATGTATTTGCTGTAAATCTAAAATCATCTGCTCCAGCGATTGCAATATCTATTTGATCATCTGTATCTGCGGTAATTGTAGTATCTTGGTCTTCATCTAATATCAATGAATCACCATTGAGATCATAACTTCCAACACCACCTGTTGCAGTGTCTACAATGTTTGTTCCATCAGAAAATAATAATCTTGTCCCTTTATCAGACGCACCAAAAGTTATACCAGTTCCTGATGCAGTTTTAAATTGAACAGTAAAAGAACCTGATGTTCCATTTACTACAATATAAACTTTTTCAATTGAATCTGGAACAGTTACAATTTGATTACCTGTAATTGTTCCTGTTAATTTTATAACTGCATGTCTTGCAACAGATGTTGACTCAGTTGTATCACCATCTGTAATTGATAAAGTTGTTGTCTGTGCACCGCCAGCAATAGATTTTTCTACGTAACCAGCGATTGCTTTTTCTACAATTTGTAAGTTGGTATTAGTTTTTGTACCCCATGTACCGGCATTTTCGCCGGTTGCCATTAGTTCTATACCAAGATCTGAAAATGT